TATGACATAAGTTAAAATTGATAAACAATAGATCCTTCTGCTCGTAAATTATCTACTACATAGTTAGCCCTGTCATATCTTAAAATTTCTAGTCTTCTTGAGGTATTGAGACGAGTTCTGCCAAGTTGTGGTATAGAATCATTTATTATCATACAAGAACCACTTTCTTCTTCTGATGGAGTTGGGATTACTCCACTGGCCCAAGTAGCATAAACAAGATAACTTGCACTACCACTCAACGAGCCATTAATAGAATAATGTAAAATTGCTGTATCTCCTATTATTTTTAAATTTGCTCTTTCAACACTCACAAGAGTCCAAGTTAAAGATCCTCCTGCTGTCAAAACTGGATTAGCTACTGTAAAGCTAGTCGGAAATCCTTGTGGATTTTCTATCTTTGAGTAATAGTTATCTGTAATTGCTGCATCTGCTAGTGTGTAATCATCGCTTTCCGTAATTGTTAAAACTGTATCTGCTACTAATGCTACATAAGCATATTTATATGAGCCACCTTGTTTATATCTAATCTTATCTCCTTTTTGATACCTTGACTCTGCTCCAGAAGGTACTGTGATTTCAGTAGCACTTTCATAAGCCCAAGTTTCAAGAGCAGGAGTCCAGCCATCAACAGCTAAATTTTCATTGTATATACCTTGAACAATAATCCAATTTTCAGCAATTGATTGAGCTGATGTGTCGCCCTGTTCTCTTGTAATAGTTAGAGTATCGGTTGACCGTGCTGTGACTAGTAAAATTTCAGAATTGTCAGAATGAGGATTTTCACCGGGAGGCATGGCTGTGATATAGAAAAATCCATCAGTTGTAGGTTGAGGAAATCTTGCCCCTTCTCCGGCTTGGAGGACAAGTGATGTGCCGGTTGTTGCCGGACTTGGTGCTGTGGCTACTGTGCCGAGTGCTAGATTTTTAAAATTCATAATATTCTCCTTATAATTAGTATATCACTTATGGAAATGCTTTTTCAAGCTCCCATAAATAAAAGTATAATTCACATTTTATGGGTCAAAAGATTCGCCTAATTCCCAAGCATAATAATAAATATCTACTATAAAAGTCTGATTAAATGATGGTCCTTCTTGATAATCACCTAAATAACAAAGTGCATTCCAAGTTATAGTAACATTTGTATCATCTACTTTATAAGTAAAATATAAATCTTGATTTAATCCTAATCTATCACAGCCAATATCTACAAAATTAGTAGCAGGCATAAAATATCTACTACCACCAGATCTCATAATAAATACTAAAACAAATGGAATAAAATCATAGCCATGAGCAATAACTTCTGTTCCAGAATAATTTGTATCAGTAGCTACTATTGTTTCGCTTTCTGTTTTTAAATAAGTTAAAGGGGGATACTTAGTCCAAAAATTATAATCATCTGGATTAGTAGAGCTTATTGTCTTTCCATCTTTAGCAAATTTAATACCTCTATCTGCCATAATTAACTTTCATCTGGGTCATAATAAATAATATATAAATATTTTAGAGAAACTGATTCACTTCCAGAGCCAGTGAAAGAATTTACAGTATATCTTAATTCAGTATCATTAACATAGGGTTTTGCTACAAAGTAAACAGAACCACCGACTAAACTATCTATAAATGGGGCTTGTCTGTATGTTGTTTCTTTAGAATCAGTATCTATATTAAACCATTGAGTATAAACTATAAAAATTGGTTCATAATCTAAATCATGATCTGCTACTAAAACATCTGTCGGAGCACCATCATGAGTATAATTGATTGTTCCAGTTCCAATCTCTTTAATTTTAAGCATTGGATTAGAAGAGTTGATAATTAACTCATGAATCTCTGCAGTTTCAACTGCTACTCCATCTTTAGCCCATTTTAAACCATAGTCACTCATGGAGTATCTCCTTCATTAAATATCATTAAATAAGCGTTACTTGGCATATTTGTAATTTGAGTAGTAGAAGCTCTTGAATCTAAATAAGCATAAAACTCTGTTGGATTAGTAGAACTATTGACTCGCCATACAAAAAAGACTGGTATTCTATCTAAATCATGAGTATAAGAGCCACCAGTTACAATTCCGGCATATCTCAATTTATGAAGTTCTGTTAGTGATAATAAAATAAAATCTTTTTTATTAGTTTCGGTTATAGTTTTTTCTACATCTATACCTTCTTTTGAAATTCTAATATCATCTCTAGTTATTAAAATTCTGTTATTAGTTCCATCACTAATTAGGATTTTCTCGCCTACTTGTAGAGTTCCAGTGATTATTTTATTCGCTGATACATTAGTTATTTTCGCTAAAGTGATTGCTAAATCCTGAAATCTAGCAGTTCCAACTGGTTGCCCTGCGAACAAGGCATCTAATTTATCAAGCCTTCTCTGATTAACTTGTAATCTTCTAGTTAATCTGGCTCTTTCGATAATGTTTAATCCTTCTGGCATTAAAATCCATCTTCCTGATAACCAATTAAGCCTTGATTAGCTGTATCGGCTTCATTTCTTATATAAATACTAACTTCAACTGATAGCGTTCCAGTAGTTATTTTGTCAGCACTCAAGCTCTCGACTTTTGCATTTGTTATAGCAGCGTCTGCAATGTTAGCGGTTCTTAATCCTTGACCAGTTAATATCGCCTCTAATTTTTTTATTCGCTCCTCTTGTCTTGCAACAACTCTTAATATATTGTCTTGCTCTAGTGAATTTAAACTCATATTGTGAATTTCCCTAATATAAGTGATAGTTTTTCAGTATTATCCCGATCAAATGTAACCTGCCACTCAAAGACTCGATATTCCTCATCTATATTATAAACTCCATCTTTAACTATTAAACGTATTCCATCGCCAATAGTAAACTCATCGATTGATGGGAATCAAATCAAAATCTATTTTAATTAAAGGCATTCCGAATTTTCTGATAGCAGCGTCGCCTTTATCCTCAAATATCGCCAGTATAGCCGGCTCTAATTGGTTCATTCTGGTTTGTCTTAACTTATATTCAGTTCTCAATGTTGAATTAGTTTGCTCAACTCTCTGCAGATTATCCTCGCCTATCACTTCACCCAGTATCAAAGCCTGATTTACCGGTTGACTAAAATCTTCTGTAATAGTCATATTTGTAACATTATGACCATATTCGATAATGACATCGTTTGTTTTATCTTCTCCAATAATACTTGAAACATTTAGCTCCTTCCCATCTGTTATCTCAAAATCTAAACCCCCATCAGCAAGACCGATAATTGCATCACCGATATTGTCATTCTGATAAATAATGTCTGCTGTATAGGTTGTATTAATTGTTCCGGTAGTGACTCCAAAATCACCTCCTGTTTTAGCTTGAGTAGCAGCGATTAACCCCTCTATTACGTCTCCGGCATCCTCCATTTCATATCGCTCAAAATCCTCTGTAAATCTATGAAAAAATCTTTCAAACCAGGTATAGCAAGTAATCTCTGACCAGTTGTTGCCCTTTGAGTCAAGATTGCTTCTCCTGACTGCCTGCTCACCAGCCCAGACTAGATTTGAATTAACCCCCTCATCTCTGTATATCTCGATTGTGTTTTTTCTCAAGTCAATTAAGTTCGAGCCATTGGGATGTCCGACTGTTATATCAAATTCTGCTTGTCCGTAATTATTGAGGCGTTTACTAAATGTAATACTCCGGTAATTGGTCACTAGTCCTACCTTATTGCCGTCCGAATCCAGAACCATAATTCGATAATCAAGGGGTTTGGCTAATATAAAACCAATCGCTTCAAATTGACGATTACTAGCTTCTATGTATTCTAGTTCGAGCCAACCACCTATTGGACTGACTCCTAGAGGGCTTGCTCCTAGCATTTTTTAATCCAGCAATTATTATTATCAATACACATCTGAATTTTGAAATCCCCATAATCCAATTCAACTACATTATAAATCTTATCTCTGTTTTGACTTCCTCTCTCCGATACGAAAGGGTGCAGGTATCGAACATTTTTAGGTTTTTTCCAATTCTTAAAAAAAAAGTGATTTGGTAGATTTTTATCAAAGTTCATTCTATTAGTCCTTCAAATCTCATTTGCCCATTATTTGTACCGCCATCAGAGATACAAATCGAGGCAGAGATAAAATAATTATGAGTAGTATCTGCTGATTTATCGCCCAAGTCTAATGCATTTCCCTGTCCCTCTGATTGAGTCCAATTCGAATCGCCTGACTCTGCCGAGTAAAATTCTAATCCATCTGTTGCCCCAATAATATCATCTGAAAAAGCATAAAATTTCCCATGAGTAATCTGAAAACTAGACACATCACTTATTACTATTTTTAGCGTGCATTCGCTATCTTGTATTTGATCCAAATCTTCTATTCCATCGCCCCAATCCGCCTCTGTTCCTGATATGTATTTGACATTATTTGGTGAGTTCTCACTAGATTTATCAATCCCGACAATAGTTCTCACGTGAGTTGACTCATTACAATCTCTAATTTTTATCGGTGACTCAAATGTCTCATCACAAAACAAAAGAGTATCGGTTTTACCTAGTTCTGTATCGCTATCGCCTTGCAAGTACCAATTAAATTCCATTGTAGGCATCCCTGTATCTAATTGTTAAATTAGTATTAGCATCATCACCTGATGCAACATTGAATTTTGTTGTATTGTCACCTGGTTGAAATCCCCAAAAATCGCCTGTGAATATTGTAAAATCACTTGTTCCATCCAGAGTAACAGTTCTTTCTTTTGCATCTACTACTACCACTTGACCAGCTGTTAAGTCATCTATCTCAAAACTCTCTCCTGTGGTTATGTTTTCAATCTCAATTCCGTTAGCCGGACCAGTTATTGTGAAGATTGGATCGGTCAATTCTGTTCCGCCATTGTTAATAGTTATCTCATCATCAGCATCAAAACTCTCATTGTCCTCTGTTTGCGAATAAAATCGCCAATCTGGGGCTTGCAGTTCAAACAGAAAGCTATGTATTTGATGGGTGTAGGGCATCGTTAGCCGTATAATTTCAGCTTCAAATTGTAATTCTAAGTCGTCATAAGTAGTAATCTCAAAAAGCTTTATTGTGCCTCTCTGACGAAGCACCGCTAGCAATTCTCTGCGTTGTGTAAACTTATTTGAACCAACCAAATCACCTTGGAATGACAATCTTCTTCTGCCGAATTTAGAGTTAACATAATAAGCCCCCCCCTTCCCTGCAACATCCTCAATAGAGGATAAAACCTCCGGATATTCGAAGCCATCAAATGACCTCAAAATAGTTCCTACCGAATTATCATAAAAAGTAAATGATTGACTGGTATCTTGGTCTGTGATTTTTATTTGTTTCATATTAGTGCATTATTGATTGTTTAAATCCTAATTCTCTGATAATCATATCAACATCGCTCTTTTCGTTTACCTGATTGATGTTTACCGTTGCATTACCTCCTATTTTACCTATTTCTTCATTTGGAATTACATCTGAACCCCTCGGCAAGTTGACAATCTCCGGACCTCTCTCGCCAACCATAGCCATTCCGCCCTCAAAGTTAGTAACTCCATCAGCGAAACCAAATCCACCTGTTAGCATTTTACCAATCCCCAGCGGAGGAATGCTAAAAGATAAAGCATTAGTTATTTGGTCTTTGAGTGTCGGTGCTTGATTCCTTATCGACCACTTCATGCCCTCGAAAAAATCTCTCATTACAGAGCGACCAGAGTCTTGCATTCCACTTTGTGTATTTCTTGAAACCTGTCTATTTATATCTTTGCCGATATCGGCAGCAGTTGCCCCAATTTGAGGTGCAACACTTCCCAGACCTGCATTGATTTCATTACCAAGTGTTGTGCCGGCTTCCTCTCCTCTTGCCCTAATATCAGCCATTCGCTCTTTATGATTGCGTTCTTCTTCTCTTGATTGTTCTTCAAACTGTCGCTTTAATCTGGCAATATCATCAAGTCTTGCCTTGTCCTTGACCGTATCGACACTATCCTGATGTCGATCTAGTATTGCCAGCTCCTCATTTAAGCTTGATTGAAAGCTATCAACTCTCTGCTGATGTTCTCTTAATAATTTAGTAGTTTCTTCCTCATAGGATACTTCTCGCTTCTCTTTTTCTTTTTCATTGCTAGCTGTTGCTTCTGCCAGTCTCTCTTTTAAATCCTCAATTCTATCGGCATGAGCATCTGTGGCTTTTTTAGTCTCCTCATCAATCTGACTTTTAATCTCATCGACCTTCATACCGTGAATTGCCCTCTCATTGTCAAGTCTTCGTCTCAAGGTTTCCAATACCGAATCACTAGCCCATTCGCCCTTTGCTAGTTCTGCTTCAATTTGAGACTCAATTATCGCCTCACGCTTTTCAAATAATTTTTCCTCCTCATCTAACTCTTTTTCACCTTTGTCAAGAGCATCTGCTATTTTGTCCTCTTGTTTTTGTTCTTCTCTGGCTAGTTGTTTTTCAATCGTATCAACTCTTTTCTGATGCCTCTCCTCCATCTCTGTCATCGTCTCATTAAACTTTTTCGCCCTCTCGTCCATTGTTGTTGAGAAGTCCGCATGTTCAGTTTTCAAATCTTCTCTCAACTTCTTGACCTTATCCTGGTGAGCCCATACTAAATCCGCCATCGATCTTTCAAACTGGACTCGTCTTCTTTCTGTTGCCCTTCTATATGCTTCGGTTTCTTTTTCTAAATCTGCTTGAATCTTTTTACTCTTAGAATTAGAGGCTAATTCCTGTTCTTCAAAATTCGCTAGTGAATAATCAGTCTGTTTTGAGGTTTCATCTGACCATACTTTTGATAGAGTTTCTTGAGTTCTGGCTGCCTCTTGTAGAATATCATCAAGTCCTATCTTTAATACATTTTTTGCAGTTCTAAAATCGCCTTGAATAGCAGCAAAAGCAGATGAAAAAATTGTGCTCAATACCATTCCTACTGTTCTTGCAACCGCTATCAGTCCGATGAATATCGAAATTAAACCTTTTATTGCAAAAGTTAAACCCTCACTTGCTCCCCCGCTTATATTCAAACCCTCTATAAAATGCTCAATAGCTGGTATAACTGCATTTCCTATTACTTTTCTTATATCATTCAATTCATTGCCTATGCTCGCCATTCTGCCTTGAAAAGTTTCTCCCTGTCGTTCTGCAGCTCCTTGAAATACCGCTAACCTCTCTAAAATAATCCCTTGTGCTTCTGCCACTCTGCCACTCTCCACCAATACTCTTATCTGTTCTCGCTGTTTATCGGTGAACGTAATACCGGAATCTGTCAATCGTTCTGTTCCTTTGATAGGATCATTGAGTGCCGATCCTAACTGTTTTGCTGTGGATTGTAGCTGACTGGCTGAGGGTATAACTCCACCATTGACAGCAGTAGCCATATCTAACATTGCCTCTGTGGCTTGTGGGAATATATCTTCGCCTATGCGAGTATATTGCAGGAGGATATTCATGCCGGCTTGAGCCGCATCATTTGAGATAGCAGTATTTCGCTGTATCTCATTAGCCATTTCTCTAATCTTTTCGGAGGTCATACCTGCTACCATTCCGGTAGCTTCAATGGTTGATTTCGTTAGAGCCATCGCACTACCAGTCTGATTGGCTACATCAATCGATTGTCTAAGTTGATCGGTAATCCACCTGACAGCCCTAAGAGCTAAATATCCGGTAGCTAATGCACGGACTGCATTCTTTAGAGATGTAATATTCTTATGAGAAGATTTTGTCTGTTCATCAACATCTTTTAGAGCATTGGCAAATCTTTTGGATGAACCCGAAGCTTCCTCTGATGACCTTGAATGCTCTTCTATATCTTGATTTGCATTTTGTAAAGTTTTACCATAATCTGCCATGCCCCTGACAATACTTTGAGCTTGTTCTTCAGTAGCATTACCAGATTCTAAAATCCTTTGTGTGAATGATTGGATTCCTTTATCAGATGAAGAAATTGATTTATCTAGGGATGAAAATGATTGTGCTAGAATTCCGATTGTTTTTTCAAAGCTACTAGCAGATTTATCAGCATTCTCTGTACTAGATTTAAAAACATTCACTCTATTGAGTGCTGTTTTTAATCCTTGTTGCAGTTGGTCTGTTTTGGCTGAAATTGTCCAAATTATTGAGCCGATTTTATCAGGCATATGCTCCTTTATTTGGACTCACGTTGGGGTCTCTGGGTTTTTAATATATTTTTAAGTTGCCTTCTGTCTTCAATTATATCACGCTTGCCATCATCCTCTGTAAAAATTCTTGACAATCTTTTTAATTTATCTTTTATTGTATGACTCTTTAACTTGTTAAATATACTGGTATATAGCGAAAAATAATTGTCCTCTGCTTCAAGTATCATCGCCTCATCTAAAAGTATGTAAAATGTTATTGCTTTTTCTTTTAATAAATCTTGATATTTGTAAGAATGGTAATGATGCAGGAATAACGCTATTGCTTTTGAGAATCTAATTTTTTTTTTGGTGTTATACCATCTGCTTTTTGTAGTCTCTCCGGTTTTGTGCCTGTGATTAGAAAACTAATAAGCCCTATCAGTTGCTCTCTGGTTAGTGTCATGTTTTTGATATCTGGCACTACCGGCTCTATTGTTTTATAAATAAGACTCATAGCTTCATCTGCACTCTTAACATCGCCCAATTTCACCTCTAAATCGCTAATCCTCAACATCTGCTCTACTGTTGGATGTTTGCATTCGTACTCTTTCCCATTCAAGGTAACTGTTCTTGGCTCTGGTAATAATTCGTCTAGGTTTAATTCATTCATAGTTCTCTATAAATAAATCTAAAATTAAGATTAAATAATGCTCTACCTTCCATATCCTCGCCCATATCAGTAACTAGCCCATTCACTACTGATAGATAAACATGAAAATTATCTAAGTTGTATGAGACTTTTCTATGGAGTAATTCTTGAATTTTTTCTAATTCAGACCTACCGCTATCAGTTAATCTAAATCTCGCCCATATATCGAGATTTTGCTCATAGTATCCTAAACTTGGACTTGGAGGCGGTGAGGGCGATTCTACAACCCACAATACATTTTCAATTTTGAGTGGAGCTTTTGAGCGATAGATATTAAATCCCTCATCTTTTAAATATGAATGTATGTCTCTGATTATTGTCATTTCATGTATCGTTTAATATATGAGTCTTGATTTCTAAATATCTGATTTGCCGGGTCGGTCAAGTAATGTGATTTTTTACCCGGATAGGTGTAATTCCTGACAACGTGTGTGCCATCTCTCCTCATTCCCCTATGTTGATAGGCTGCGTATTCTTTATTGTATTTGATTTGATATTCTAAGTGTCCGCTCCTCTTGGTAATACCTGATGATTGCAAATGTCCGCCACCGGCACTAACCGGCACTTGTTGCTGTGATAATCGGTAAACATCTGTCACCATAGCCGATAAAATCATATCGACTCTTTTCTCTATATCTCTTAATACTAAATTGGTATTATCGGTTTGTTTAACTGGCAGTTTCAATCCCCTCTGCATATTTATCAAGTAATATTTTCTTGAAAAAAATAGTATCGCCTCTAAGTCGTCTAGCTTCAATAATTCTCCTAACCCTAAAATAATCATCCTCGAATTTGATAATCCAACCCTCTGCTATCTCCTCGCTTGGTTTCACCCATAACATAGCATCTGACCTGACCTCCTCTCGATTTGCAGGTCTTTCTAAATCAGTAATCCATCTGAACCTGCATTTAATTTCAAGTGAAGATACAAAAGACTGGTCGCCATCATCATTATAAGAAGTTGTTATTATTGAGGCTGTCTGTTCAAATGCGTGATTTAACATTAAAGATTAACCTTTCGCCAATAGTCTATTTTGTCAAAAGTGGCTTTGTCTTGTGATGTTTTTTCCTCCCCTGTTAGAATTTCGTAAGAATAACCCTCGATGCTCTCTTTCTTGAAATCACCGACATTTCTTGACGAAGCAAAAAAATGACCGACTAGAGTTGAGGCTGTCAGTTGAATATCTACCGGCACTTCTCCGGTATAAAATACTCCTGTAACTTCTACTCCTGACCTAACTCTAGGAAATCTTCTATCTCTTAAAAATATGCTATTTTTCCAATCGCTGTTTAATGGGTAGTATGTGTATGAAGTTGTTGGTAGTGTATTGGTAACTCCACCAAGTGAATCTAAAAATCTAATCCGTGAAATAGACATGAAATCGTCTATAAATAATTCTCTCTTTCCATTGCCATCAAAATATCTAGTTTCCTCGTCAGCAGTTTCTTCATCCAAATCTAACCAGATTCTACCTGTATATGCGTTGATTGCTTTGCCTACTGCGTTGATTGCATCGCTGACAATCTCCTCTTCCTCCTCCGTTAGTTCCCTCTGAAGCACTGCCTCTATTTTTTGTTGGTTTGTGTATATACTCATCTTGATCCTTTGTTTTAAATGGTTTTTTAATTGCTCGATGAATTATATCTTTTATATTGAGCATAGTTTTAGTATATCACAAACACAAAAGCCCCACATATAGTGGGGCAATTGTATTAGTTCATTAGTTTTTAGCTAATATCACCAGCTACTAATACGCTGTAGGCTTCTGGGTGGACGTGTACTTGATTCATCCTAACCCTTGCTCTGATAGCCTGTGCATCCTGTTGCATTAAGTTCAAGAGGACATCTCCATCACTATCAGTAATTACACCAGAGTCAAAGAATTTAGTTTCCATCGGTACTCTGATTGAGAGTATCGAGTTCTTCAAATCTCCGAAAATCAAAAATGGGTCACCTTCTTGAATTTCATTTAGAGATGGCATTACCTCTGTTAGAGTGTAAGGCATTCCCCAAATTGTACCGGTGACTCCACCATCAATTCCTGGTTGCCAAATATGGCGACCTTCTTCATCTTTCATCCTTTGGACTCTACCCAGCACGGTTCTGTGCAGATAGAAGCGTCCATTAGACATTGAGGGAGTTGGGACAGCATAGAGCATCTCATTAAGAGCATCTACACCATCAGATCCATCAAAGTCATCAATGCTTGAACCGATTGAGATTTGAGCTGTGCCGGTAGCATTCAAGATTCCGTACACATCATCATCAGTATCGTTTTCATTGAAAATTAACTCATCTTGCCTTTTTGAATTGGCACGAGCAAATCTGTTAGTTAGATCAGCCCATATATCAATAGCACTATCCTCAAGCAGAGTGTCGGATATTGGCACAATACCTGTGTACTCTAGGTGTGTCAGATTGAAAGACTCGTAGCTAGTCTCTTGCTTGGCTTTTAGACCAAGTTCAGAAGTCTTGACTAGTTCCAAATCATCTCCACCTTTAATGCCCCTAAGAGCATCATTAGTAGGTCTCCTCAAGTTTACATATCGAGCAGCGACTCCGTATTCCTCTTCTAGTCGTGATACTTCTGCCAAGAATTCCTCTGGAGGAATAATAGCTCCGTTGTCATCAGTTGTCATGGCTTCTTTGCCGACAACATCGACATATTCAGAGAAGTTATTAGTAACTAAACCCTTGAACCATAGTCTAGTTTTGTCCTCTTTTTTGAGTTCACCGGAGTATTTTGCCTTAGAAGTAAAGTTGATGTTTTTATGAGTAACTTGATTATCAAGTGATTCGGTGATTTTACTCACGGCTTCGCTTAATGATTTCAGTTGCTCTTTTACCTCATCATCTTCCTTTGCAGGTTCTGCTGTTGGTTCGACAACAGGTTCTGTTGCAGGTTCGTCCTCTGCTAGAATTTCCTTGTAAACTCTCTTTTGAGCTTTTGTTAATTCGTCTGCGTTTTCGATAAGGAAAGCTCTTTCCTCACCATTTAATTCATCTGGGTTTTTAGCCAGAATTTCTTTTAATGTCATTTTATTTCCCTTCTGCCTTTCGGCAAATAATTCGAGGTCTGTTTTTTTAATAACCCCTTTAGTAATTGCTAGAGCTAGAGCTTCGTCGTTTGCTGGTACTGGTACTGATGAATGTTCTAACATTTCAGATTTTGTGTACCTGTTCTCGTCCATCTCTTTTGGAATAAATCCAATCGAGAAAGCCTTCATATATCCACCCTTGTATAACTTGTAAATCTTATGAGCAAATGAGTCCTCATTAATCGCAAATTGAATTTTTGCTATCAACTTGCCCTCACTTTTCCTAAGACTTAACGTTTTGCCTATTGGCGGATGTGAATAATTATGAGCCCACAATACGACAGGGTTTTTCATATATTTTGAGGTATCTAAGCCTTTCAGCTCTAATATCTCTCCATGCCTGTCCTTGCTTTCTGATGCGATAACAGCTTCGATAATCCCTTCTCCTAAATCTCTAGCTTTTTGTATTATGAGTAATGTTTTATTCATGTTAGCTTACAAATACAACGTTTGAATCATCAGGTGAATCTTCATCTACTAAGGCTGTAAATGTTGCCTGATATACTCTCTCGTTTTCAACTTGATAAAGCACTTCTATTGGTGAAGTTGGTACTGCATTTCTGAATGTCCAACTTTCAGTTCCGTCAAAGGGAGTGAGTACAATTTCATTACCTTCAACTTCTCTGCCGGCTAGTCCACCGATTTGCACATTGTTCCCACCAGTTGTTGAACCTGCAATAGCTCTCTGCAAGTTCTCAAGTGTGGTTTCAGCCATTGTAATTTGGACTGTAACCTCGTATCCAAGAATTGAGGATTTGACCGGAGTCATTCCCCATTTTCCGGAACGGTGTAAGTGAATGCTCGGTTCTACTGAAACCACGATGCCCTCTTCAGTTGTATGACCGACATCTTGGCTATTTACCTCTAGTTCACCTGCACCTATTCGAAAGTTTTCGAATGCCATAAATATTCCTTTCAGACACAAAAAATCCGCCACTAAGGCGGACTCAAAGGTCTCGTAATTTAGTTTAAGGACTCAAGGGTCTCTTAATGAATCTCTTTGGATTTCTAAAATAATTGTTTCACTTCTTGTCTAATTTGTCAAGTTTTATATCTTTATCTCTGGTTTTTAGCTTTTCGATAAATCTATCAAGGCTCTGGCTAGTGACTCTAAACTTAACAATCTTCCCACATCTACCGCACTTAATCTCGCCTATACCGAAATCAAGTCTCATTTGTAACCTACCGCAGTATTTACATCTAACGTCTATCATTAAAATGCCTCTGAATAAATTCCATAAGTAAGAGTTTCTCTATTTGTAAAAGCGTCTGTATAATTATCTATTGATTGATTATTTGAAATTGTAGCATATCTAAATTCTGGCTTAATTAATTCTTCTATTTTTATAACTAACCAATCACCATCTTTATTCTCTTTTCCAATATATTCAATATTTTCATTTGTTGAGTGTTCTTCTACATCATTTAAATAAAAATCATCTAATTTTTTACTTATTTCTTTTTGAGTTTCCTCTCTTGCTAGCCAAGATGGGAATTCTATTGATGATATTCCACTAGCTATACCGGCATTAAACGATTCAATAAATTCCCTACCATTAGATAATCGAACCGATATTGCATTTTTAGCAATTCTATATTGTTCTAAATCAACCTTGAATTCCCTATTTAGCAGACCATTGAATAGATCGCCAATAGAATCAATGAGTTCAGACAGAGAGAATTGTTTTAACTTTAACCAAGTGGGTTTTTCTATCTGAACTGATTTTAACTCCGGAATTTTAATTTCCTCTAAATTCTTAACACTAACATCGCTTAGAGGTTGAGGGTATTGTTGACTATCTATTGATTCCCTTACTTCATTCAATAACTCAATAACCCTCTCTAATGAATCGTTTTGAAGTTTAATCTCGTTAATGAGATTTTGTGTTGACTTTTCATTATCTAATTGAATACGCTTTAACTCTAAAGATTTGGCGACATCTTTTAGTTTGTTCATTTAATTAAATCCTCTATTTTTTTTAAGGTTTCATTTAATTCTTTTTTACCCTCTGCCAGTTCCTCTTTTTCCTTTTTCATCGTATCCAACATCTCTCTAGCTTCTTTTGTCCTCTTATCCATTTCTTTATATTCCTCTAGCATATGCTCTAGTTTGTGTATCCGGACATCTTTCATTTCTTCTCTATTTACCGGCAAAATGGTACATCTGCAGTTTGGATGCAGGGGAGGATGCAGTACATCCTCATAATCTGTAACATAAGATCCACCATCTGCCCCATCTATCACCTCGCCTTGATTAACAAAGTTAGTTCCCAGATTAACAATCATCCCCTCTAGCGGTTGGCAAAACTCACAAGCACCAGGATTTGTCATCCATTGTTTACCAACAACACTCGGTAATGCCTGCATAGCTTCAAGTTGAGCCATATTAGATAAGTGAATTGTCTCGGTTCTGGCAATTCTTGTGCTTCTCATTCCTGTGGCTTGATCGTAAACACTCTCTATCCGTTTTCTTAATTTAGCGACTGATTCACCTGCTCTCACGCCCTCGTTGATTGTGGCATTGAGCGATTCTCTTGTATCAATATCTACATCAGAAGTCCACCTATCAATCCTCTGCTCGATTGCATTTCTGATTGATGGTGTAATCTCTAGCTCTCCGGCTACACTCTCATCATCTACAAAATCAAACATATATTTAGATTGACTTACTACTATCTCTGTTGCGATTGGAGTTATGAGTTCCTTCCATAACAGGGCAGATTCTAACCGGTCAAATAACCATTCCTCAAAATCTTTATCTATTGACTTGACTCTATCAAGTATCTCTTTTTTTTGTGCCTCAAATACTTTATTAACTTGCTCTTCAAATGGCTCTTCCCAACTTTCCTGTTCTCTGAAAATATTCTTTCTCATCAGCTCGCCACGCTCTCTTTTGGTTAGCTCGATTTTCGGTTCTTTTTCAGGTTCTTCTTCCTCTTTTTCCACATTCTTTTCCACATTGTGAATATGTTTTTCTTCAGATTTTCTCTCTGCTCTTATCTTCATAGGCACGAGTGATAATGGTTGCCATATCTCATCGCCACCGTCTTTTTCTGGTATATCTGTGCCGAGTATCTGATTGCGTTCTCTGATGATATCGTTTTTAGTTAGCCACTTATCAACTCCCTTCTCCCATTCCACGACTCTATCTTCGATAGTCTCTGGGTTTGGATCTTCATATTCTAGTGTTAAATCTCTAGCATAAATCGGAGTCAGTGAATGGTTAATCTCATCGACAAATCTATCAAGTTCTGGTTTGATGACATTCTCCATCCATACTCCTCGCATTTCTCTTGAATTGGCACGATTGACATCATCAGTAATTCCCATAATAGTATTAGAGGTTCTGAACATGAACATGATATCTTCTCTGGTCAAATCTTTAACACTCTTGAGGTCAATACCCTCTAAATCCATACCTAACTTAGCCCAATCAATTCCATCAAATCCCTTTAGAAGTAGGGTTTTGCCGGCATTGGTTGTTCCGGTGTATTCTTGTTTAAAATTCTCTTTCAATTGTTCGAATTGTTTATCATCCATCTTGCCCTTTAGATTTAAAATTCCTGATGGACGACCGGAGTTGTAAATTGAGTTTTTAGTCCATTGGCTAGAGTAATCCTCTGTTTGCAGATAAGTCATCGCTGCCTCAACAACTCCCATTCCACGCTTGGGGTTCATGGGATTTGGATATTTAAAATGTCTGATTTCTTCTGGTTCAAATTCTTGTTTCTTTCCAGTTGGTAAATTCAGGACGTATTTTTTGATAGTTCCCAGATTGTTATCGTTTAACTTAATATCTACTAAATCAGGTCTAAGTAAATATATCTCTTTTGGTTTTTTGCTCAATCTCTTATTTACCAAATACCAGAATGACTCTCCGGCAAGTTTCATATAAGTTGCATGGAGTTCTCTAAATTGAAAACCTGACTGTTCTGGATTTGGGGATTCGAGTAAATCTATAAGCTCGTGATTTGTCTGTTCCTTTTCATTCTTTACTAGCTTGTATCCGGTTTTAGCAAAATCAAGAGCAAATGCCGAGACAATCGTGTAAACATAGCGATTGTATTGCTCTAGTTGTTGTCTCTTGTTCCATCTGCCAGGAATTTGCCAGCCGAATGCGGTTATAGAGTGACCTAAGCCTAAGAAGTTTTTTTGTATTGTTTGGATGCCCCTTTGGAATATATTCATATATGTTTGTGGGGGGTTCGCTGACTCTCAATAGTTTATATATACTTATCTTAACACAATCTTATCACACAAAGAAATAATCTGTATCACCCTCATTTATAGCACGCCAAGCCATCTCGAGTGCATCAAGTCCATCTAAAAATTCTGTTTCCGGATAATCCTGCATATCTAACCATAATTGATTATCGCCCTTGAATAAAATATGTTTGTTGTTTATATGAGGCTCAAGGCTCTCAATTCTTACAGTTTTATTTCTTGCCTGTATTATACCCTCAAATGGAATATACAATCCCTGTGCCTTGCTCTTTTCGTCTGTTATATCTAAAAAATACTTCTGAAATTGTACCGATTCAAATACAAATCTTTTAAACTTATAAGGCATATTGAATATTTTTCTTATAGCCTCATCCGGCGATAGATGGTCAACTATACTCTCAACCTCATAAACTTGCCCTTTCGTATCTCTAGCTAAAACTACAATTCCTATCTTGCTAGACTTTTTTTGCTCTCCTAGTGATGGATCAATAGCACCATAGTATTCAATTTCCTTTGGAATTATCTCGTATTTTATAGGCTTAAAGTAGGTAAATTCATTGGCTTTCGGGAATTTAACTAAATAATATCGCTTCCAATCTTTACCTGTTGTTTGCGTTTTTTTGTTATCTAATTCTTCTTGTGTATATCTGCCTTCTCTTAATGCCTGATCTAAATCAATTCTAACTTTTTTATATAAATCGTCATTATATGCTTTCTCAAATACGCTTTTCTCTATACAGTTTCCGCTCATTATCAATTTGCCCCAACCACCACCGTGTTCAGGCATTCTAACAATTTTAGAGAATTGCTCTTCTCGCTTTATCAATCCTGCTTCCTCTAGAATAACAACATCACCACCCTCACCGACTACGCCCTCACCCTCTTTGCTTATATTCCTAGAGTCAACACTTGTAACAAATATCCATCCACCATCAGACCACCTCAATGTATCTTTGCTGATACTAATTTTTAACTTCTCAACCTCACGCAATCCCTTGACATTGATAAGTCCGTTATATAATTCCGGATGGTCTGATATATGCTCGACCACATACTCCATTATTTTTCTGGCTTTTTCTGTTGAGCCGGCAACAATAGGGATTTTTATATTCTCAAATACTGCCAAATAAATAACAGCAAGAGCTAAAGTTTCGGTTTTGCCATATCTAGTAGGTGCTGATATCCAGAGCCATTCAATTCGTCTATCAATAACACTCTTGAATATCTCACATTCTCCATCTGTTAGCTGATATGGTTCACCTTTGGAGTTTTTAAAATATGTAGCTACTAAGTATTTTATAGCTTTATTCTTCTTCATCGGTTTCAATTATTTTACGAAGTGCTACTGCTACCTCTTTAGTGCCTGTATCTACCTCACCCTCGTGTTTAATAGTCTGGGGTGCTTTACCGTCTAATCTATCAAATATTTCTT